TGGGTATATATCTTTTGATATCAAATGATATCTGGCGGCCTGCTGGCCGCCGGGGGTACATTCTCAACAAGCCCCCATCAAAAAAAATGTATTACTCAACATATCTTAGTCAATCTTAACGTTGCAAAGTAGTGTATTATCTGATGGAGGATACTTATGAAAATTAAATCAATGTTATTCTATGTTCTGCTAATAGTTTCACCTTTTGTTTCCTACAACAATGGTGTCAACGCAGAAAGAAAGCGAATAATTAAGATAATTGAACAAATCGCCCCAAAAGAATCTGCAAGCGAAATAATTAATGATATATTAAAATAGGAGTAAAAAATGCAACCACTCGCCACCGAAGTAACGGCCAAAGCAACGGCAGAGCTAACCGCCCAAATAGAAAACGAACTAACTATCCCAACGCCTGCCTCTCCAGACGAGATTGCGGAAGCAATCTGCTCTAATGTCATACATGTAGCGAATGCCAAAGGCCGGGTGTAAATTGGGTCTCCCCCCCTTCATAAACGAGGGCGAGTTCCTGCGAGCCGTCGAAGACGCATCCAACCTTCTCGCCAAGTCTTTTGCCTTTGGTTATTATGATGAAGATGATATGCGCCAGCAAGCATATCTTTTCGCCTTGGAGGCATCGTGGGATAAGTATGATCCTAAACGCCCCTTGGCAAACTTTTTGTACTCACACATTAAAAATAGATTTATCAATTTTAAGCGGGACAAATTTCACAGGAATGATCCCCCTTGCCAAGCCTGTGCAACAGGCGCAGGCCATGAGGACGGATCCCTCTGTAAGAAATATATGTCATGGCGGGATCGCAACGCCTCAAAAAGAAATTTAATGAGGCCGGATGAATTCGAGGAATACGCTGTTCCAGCGCCATTAAAGGCAAACAGTGAGTATGATATGATAGATATACATGAGGTTGATGAAATGATTGATATTCATCTACCCGTTGAGCTTCGCTCTATTTACCTTCGCTTAAAAAGCGGCGACGCCGTTAGTAAGTCCAAGAGAGAGTTGTTATTGATTGCTATAAGGGGGATTGTCAGTGGCGGAAATGACTAAATACCAGAAAGATTTTATCACCAACAATGTTGATAAGATGTCTGTAAGACAATTAGCCAAGAGATTAAAACTTGGCATGAAAAACATTGAAGACTTCATTGTTGAAAATAGTTTAATTGAAGATGAAACAATTGAAATTAAACATAAGTTAAGACGCACAAAAACGTGGGACCATTTACAAGATGAACTTTCGCCGAACGAGCTAGAATTTTTTGAAGAAAAATACTCGCAATATATTAGTCAGTTTAAAGATGATGTTTTAGTCACAGAAGAAACGCAGATTTTTATTTTAATTAAACTAGAAATCATGATGCACAGGAACTCGAAAGGAAAAAAGAATGCTTCCTCTGAGATATCCCGAATTATCAATATACGGGATAAATTTATTGCGAAGTTCGCCGACTATGCCGACATGGAACCGAAAGATCGTGATTATGTTCTGCAACTAGACACACAGATTCAAGCGCAAAAAACCGCCGAGGCCGCAAGGTCCGGCGAATTTATTAAACTCGAAGAAAAACATCAGGCCTTACTTAAAGATTTAAAAGCTACTAGAGATCAGCGTGTCAGCCGTGTCGAATCTTCTAGAGAGAGTTTTATCGGGATTATTAAGAAATTGCAATCTGACGATGAGCGAGAAGCGACCGGACGACATATGGAACTCATGAAGAAAGTAAGCGATAGGGAAAAGAATAGATTGGGGCGAGCCCACACATTCGTAGATGGAAATGAAGATCTCCCGATTCTCAATGCGGAGACAATCAATGCCGAGTGATACTGATACTTTTTTTGTAATACGGGACACAAGAGAACAAACCGGATGGCAGTTTACTACCGGGAAAAGTTGTCTTGGGACAAAATTGGGCACTTTAAAAACCGGCGACTATACGGTCGAAGGATACGAAAATCTTTTAAGTATTGAGAGAAAGGGCAGCGTTCAAGAATTCGCCCAAAATCTCATGGACGATAGATTTTTTCGTGAAATGGAACGCATGAAAGAATATAAACATGCTTATCTTATTTTAGAATTTACCGCCGAAGATTTATTTAATTATCCGCAAAGTGCAAACATACCATCTGCTGCAAAAGCAAAGATACGCACCAACGGAAATTTCTTAATGTCAAAGACAATGTATCTGCAACACAACTATCCAATAAAAGTATTTTTCGCCGGAAGAAAAGGCAAGGACATGGCGTACTACATAATGAAAATGGTGACGAATGTTGAACCAAGACGAACTACTTAAAAGTCTAATAGACAATGCTTGGCTTCTCTCAGACCTTGATCTTGTTAATGTAGACCAAGACTCTTCACTAAAAGAATTAGTAGATTTAGTTACCGTTGAAAAAGATGTTGACCACCCATTAAAACATTTGCCACAAGAAATTACTTCAGAACATATTATTCGGATTATGCGAAATCCAGAATATTTTCCATTCACATGCAAAGTTTTATTCAACATTGACATTCTACCATTCCAACATTTAATTTTAAAAGAGCTTTGGAATAAGCCCTTTCCTATGTTGATAGGAAGTCGTGGACTTGGTAAAAGTTTTATTCTTGCGGTTTACGCAATGCTTCGCTTAACCTTTACTCAAGGATGCAAAGTAGCTATTATCGGTGCGGCGTTTCGTCAGTCTAAAGTTATTTTTGAATACATGGAAAAGCTTTGGTCGGATGGCCCGATTTTAAGAGACTTGTGCGGAAGCGGCAAGGGACGTGGTGGTCGTGAACAAGGTCCCCGTAGAGACATCGACCGATGTGAAATGATTATTGGCGATTCTGTTGCTATTGCACTTCCTCTAGGAAATGGAGAGAAGATCAGAGGTCAGCGTGCGAATTATATTATTGCCGACGAATACGCATCAATCTCAGAAGAGATTTATCAAAATGTTGTGCGTGGCTTTGCCTCCGTTAGCGCAGACCCTGCCTCGCTAGTAAAACATAAGGCAAAAATCAAAGTTTTAAAGAAATTAAATTTGTGGACAGAAGAAAACGAAAAAGAAGAAATTAAAAATATGAGAAGCAACCAGAATATTATTTCTGGTACGGCGAATTATTCATTCAATCATTTTTATAAAACGTGGAAAACTTATAAATCATTTATTGAAAGTCGTGGCAACAAAGAAAAATTGCAAGAGATATTTGATGGGCCTGTGCCAAACGGATTTGATTGGCGTGACTTTTCGATTATGCGAATTCCTGTCGATTTACTCCCGCTTGGTTTTATGGATGAAAAACAAATTAGTTCGGCAAAAGCAACATTATCTAAATCAAATTATTCAATTGAATTTGGGGCAACATTCGCTACCGATAGTGATGGATTTTTTAAACGAAGCTTAATTGAATCTTGCACAGTTGGAAAGCCGGGATTGCCCGTTAAAGATGGTGATGGAAATGATATTTTATTTAATTCAGATTTAATAGGCGACGATAATGTTTGTCATGTAATTGCTGTTGACCCTGCTTCAGAAAAAGATAATTTTTGCGTTATTATTATTGCTTTATACAATGGATATCGTGGTGTTGTGCATTGTTGGACAACTACTAGAGCTGCTTTTAAAGCAAGATTAAAACACAATATTGTTAAAGAAGAAAACTTTTATGCTTTTTGCGCAAGAAAAATTAGAGATTTAATGTCGGCGTTTCCAAATGTCGTAAGAATTGTTCTTGACTCGCAAGGTGGTGGTTTTGCAATCGAAGAAGCTTTGCAAGATAGATCAAAATTGCGTGAAGAAGAACAACCAATTTGGCAAATTGTTGATGATAATAAAGAAAAAGATAGTGATAACAAGCAAGGCTTACACATTTTGCAAATGGCTAATTTCGCAGATTCAAAATGGACAGTCGAAGCCAATCACGGAATGAGAAAAGATATGGAAGACAAAATATTATTGTTTCCATATTTTGATTCTGCTGCTGTTGGACTTGCATATGAAGAAGATAAAGCTTCAGGAAGATTAGTCGTCGATGAAGATGATGAAATTAAACTATATGATACTCTAGAAGATTGCATGATGGAAATTGAAGATATGAAAAATGAACTTGCATCAATCGTGCATTCTGAAACAGCAAGCGGAAGAGAAAGATGGGATGTTCCATCCGTAAAACTACCGGGATCTAAGGCTGGAAGACAAAGAAAAGATAGATATTCTGCGCTTCTTATGGCCAATATGGGCGCTAGACAAATTCAAAGAATTGATGCTCCTCCCGAATATACTCCAAGAGGAGGATTTGCAAATGCGGTCAAATATAATGACACAGAAGAAATGTATACAGGGCCTGCATGGTTCGTAAATGCGCTCAAAAACATAGATTATGGTGCCTCTGTCGCTAGAGACGGGGTAGAATTATTTGACCCTTCAACATAGGAATATAAAAATGAGCGAAGAAAATAATAAGCCTTTATTTGTTACTTGGAATGACGAAGAAGGAAGTTTTGCCAAAGCATCTAAAGAAGCAAACGTAAAAAATTATGCGGTGGTTAAGGCTGCAAACACTTATCAAAACATTGCACAGCCAAATGTTTCAGTTCGTCAAGGTTATGACAGAAGAGATTATGATTTCTTCCGTCCCGGCGAACAGATTCCAACTCGGGAATTAGATATTATTGCAGCTTGTATGCAATCATATGAAAAAATTGGCATTGTACGCAACACAGTTGACATGATGAGCGAGTTTGCATGCCAAGGAATTGATTTAGTTCATCCAAATCCACGAATTGAAGACTTTTATAAGCAATGGTTTTCAAAAATTAACGGCAAAGAAAGAACAGAAAGAATTTTAAACTTATTTTATAGAGCTGGTAACTTAATTGTCAAAAGAAATACAGCAAAATTGAAGCCAGAAGATGCTGATAGCTTGAAAAAAGGTATCGCAGCTGATGTCAAAGTCGAAAAAACTAAAACTATTAAGCCCATGGAAATACCATGGGAATACGTAATTTATAATCCGTTGGCAATTGAAGTATATGGTTCAGAGTTAGCTCCATATTGGGGACAAAAATATTTCAAATATGGCATTAGAATACCAGAATTTATTGATAAAAAGTTAAAAAATCCAGAAGCTGAAGTTTATCGTGAATTTATTAGCAAAGTTCCAAAAGAAGTAACTGATTTAGCCCGAAAAGGCGGAAAGATTATTCCCTTGGACTCAGATAAAATTACCGCAATATATTATAAGAAAGATGATTGGCAAGTTTGGGCTCGCCCAATGATTTTTGCCATCATGGAAGATCTTATTATGTTGCGAAAAATGAAACTTGCCGACCTTTCTGCTCTAGACGGCGCAATTAGTCATATCCGTATGTGGAGATTGGGCTCGCTTGATCATAAAATCATGCCAACTGAAAATGCCATTGCTCGTTTAGCAGAAATGTTAATGAATAATGTCGGCGGTGGTACTATGGACTTGATTTGGGGCCCAGAATTGGACTTTAAAGAAAGTTCTGTTGATATCAGCAAGTTCTTAGGTGAAGAAAAATATAAGCCAGTATTAAATAATATTTTTGCTGGGCTTGGTATTCCTCCCGGACTTACTGGGCTTTCAACTTCTGGAGGTTTTTCAAACAATTATATCGGTTTAAGAACTCTTGTCGAAAGACTTGAGTATGGTAGAGATAAAATTGTTGATTTTTGGACGAAAGAAATTAAAATTGTTCAGCAAGCTATGGGTTTTAGACAACCAGCTCAATTAGTTTTTGATAAACATGTATTATCTGACGAGGCAGCTATGTTAAGACTGCTTGTTGAAATGTCGGATAGAAATCTTATCAGCGACGAGGCTATCCAAGAGAGATTTGACCTTATTCCTGAAATTGAAAGAGTGCGACTTAATCGTGAAAATCGTAGGCGTGATAATGAGACAATGCCTGCAAAACTTGGGCCGTTTTCTACTGACACCAAAGAAGCCGTTAAGAAAATATTTGCCCAGAATGGAAGAATGGGGCCAAGCGATTTTAACATTGAGGCAAGTGATGCTGTTGAAGCCGAGCCAAAACAACCGAATGTTGCTCCGCCAAATGAAGAAAAACCTAAAGGCAAACCCGGACAAGGTAGGCCAAACGGAAAAAAAGATGACCTCAAACGCAATCGTAGAACAGTTAAACCTGTCAATGCTTCGCAATGGTACGAAGAAAAATATTATAAAATTGAAGAAATAACAATTCCCGCATTTTTAGCTAGTGTTAGCAAAGCTTCGATTGAAGATTTATCGGATGCTGAATATCAATCATTTGAAAATTTTAAGATTGGTTTATTGTCACAATTCATGCAGAAAGATAGTGTAACCAAGCAAAAAGTGCAAGCTGCGCTTTCTTCTGAGATTGTTATTCCAAAGCCTTTAAAAGCATTAATTAAATTGACAGAACAGAAATTAGAAAACAAACAAAAACGGCCTTTAGAGTTCTATCAAAAAAGAAAAATAGCATTATCTGCATATGCAATTTATGCTGGCGATAATAAAATGGTGTAAAATTATTTTGGAGGATTAAAAAAAATGAATATACCTATTTTTAAAGCTGAAAAAGAAGCAGGACTTGAAGACTTAATTAAGGCTTCTGCTGCTGTCGCATTATGCGGTGACGCTGATTTGGTAGCTTCGTTTGAAATCCCGTCAACGGCTAAGGCTTATCTTCTAACAAAAGCCGAAAATAAAAATCAAATTGATCTAGCTTATTTGAAAACTATTCTTGTTTCTACGGGCTGGAATCTCAATGATGATGTATTCGATCCTCTGGAAATGTGGTCTGCGAAATCTAGCCCAGAGGATAAGCCTTTTAATTACGAACATTGTCAAGATGATATTATTGGGCACATCACCGGATGTTATGCGATTAATACTGATGGTGATGTTCTTTTAAATGATACGGATTCAAAATCAATTCCAAGTCATTATCACATTGTTGCATCATCTGTGCTTTACAAAATATGGGAAAATCCTGAGAAGCAACAAAGAATGGATAACATTCTTAGTGAAATTTCTCAAGGGAAATGGTTTGTAAGTATGGAAGCTCTTTTCCGTGGATTTGATTACGCTATCAAATCATCGAAGGGAACTGAAATTATTGCTCGCAATGAAAAAACTGCATTTTTAACTAAATATCTTAAAGCTTACGGCGGAAATGGTAAATTTGAAGACGCTAAAATTGGGCGTGTTCTTAGAAATATCGTTTTTTCCGGAAAGGGATTAGTTAGAAAACCAGCAAATCCTGAAAGCGTTATTTTATCTGCGACTAAGGCTTCGGGGTATGATCAAAATGAACCTATTAAGGAGAACGAAATGTCTGAATTAGTTTTAGCTCAAGAAAAAGCAGCTCAACTTCAAACTGAACTTGAAAATGCTCAGGCTGAATTGGC